TCAGATGTTACAAAGCGAAATAGAAATGGTCAAACAAAGTCTGGTTTATACTCTTTGTTTATCCCAATGGAATGGAACTACGAAGGATTTATTGATGAGTATGGAATTCCAGTCTTTAATAATCCTGATAGCGACAGACTCGCACCAGATGGTGAACTGATAGATGTAGGTGTAATAGATAGTTGGCAAAATGAAGTTGACGGTCTTAAAGACGATCAAGATGGTTTAAATGAATTCTACCGTCAATTCCCAAGAACTACAGAGCATGCTTTTAGAGATGAGGCAAAGGGAAGTATATTTAACCTAGTTAAAATATACGAGCAGATAGATTACAACGAAGAGATGACTAGAACTCTAGGTATCACAACTGGAAATTTCCAATGGGTGAACGGAATCAAAGACACACAAGTTATATTTTATCCAGACCCAAAGGGTAGGTTTAAAATTAGTTGGACACCACCAACGCATATGCAAAATAAGATGATACTTAAAAACGGTATTAAATATCCTGGTAACGAACATATGGGAGCCTTCGGTTGTGACTCGTATGATATATCGGGAACCGTAGATGGGCAGGGATCTAAAGGGGCTTTGCATGGCTTAACGAAGTTTAGCATGGAAGACGCTCCAGCTAATAGTTTCTTTTTAGAATATTTATCAAGACCACCTACGGCAGAAATGTTTTTTGAAGACATGCTGATGGCTATAGTGTTTTATGGGATGCCAATATTATGTGAAAACAACAAACCTAGATTATTATATTATTTAAGAAGAAGAGGTTATAGGGGTTTTTCTATGAATAGACCAGATAAAGTTTGGAATAAATTATCTGTAGCAGAGAAAGAAGTAGGTGGTATACCTAACTCTTCGGAAGATATTAAACAGGCTCATGCTGCTGCTATTGAAATGTACATACAAGAGCATGTAGGCGCTAATAGAGAGGGTGGTTTTGGAGATATGTATTTTAATAGAACACTAAACGATTGGACAAGGTTTGATATAACAAAACGAACAAAGTTTGATGCAACAATTAGTTCTGGTTTAGCTATTATGGCTTGTAATAGACACTTGTATGCTCCTAATGCAAAAATCGAAAAACAACCAGTAAACATTAATTTTGCTAAATACAATCAAAACGGCAATATGAGTAGAATAATTAAAAATTAAAGATGGCTGAATCAGTTATAAATAAAAATTTCCCGAGTCAAGTTGTTAGCGATTTAGAAAAAATGAGCTATGACTATGGTTTAAAAGTTGCTAAAGCGATTCAATACGAGTGGTTTGATAAGTCTCACGGGACAAATAATAGATTTAGCAACAGTGGTTCTAAGTTTCACCAATTACGTTTATACGCTAGAGGCGAGCAATCAATACAAAAATATAAGGATGAGTTATCTATAAATGGTGATTTGTCCTATTTAAATTTAGACTGGACGCCTGTTCCAATTATCTCTAAATTTGTAGATATAGTTGTTAATGGAATCGCAGAGAGATTGTATGATGTGAAAGCATATTCTCAAGATCCATTTGGAGTTGTGAAGAGAACAGAATATATGAAGCAAATCCAGAAGGATATGGCTATGAAAGAGTTTGATCAATTCGCTAAAAACAAATTCATGCTTGACACGAAGGAAAGTGATGTAAAGGAGCTTCCAGCTACAGAAGAAGAGTTATCATTACACATGCAACTTAATTATAAGCAGGCTATTGAAATAGCAGAAGAACAAGCTATTAATATGTTGCTGCGTGGTAATCAGTATGATTTAGTGAAAAGAAGATTTTATCAAGATTTAGTTGTGTGTGGTATGGGAGCGGTAAAAACTTCATTTAATACTTCTGAAGGTGTTGTTATAGATTATGTTGATCCTGCAAATTTAGTATATTCTTATACAGATTCTCCATTTTTTGATGACATATATTATGTTGGGGAGGTGAAATCTATCCCGATCAATGAACTTAAAAAACAGTTTCCATACATAAACCAAAATGAATTAGAGGAGATTATTCAGAGAGGAGGATCATCTCATAATGGTTATGGCACTTACACTCCTTCTGAGGCAGACAATAACAAGGTGGACGTTCTTTATTTTAATTATAAAACCTATATGAACGAGGTTTACAAAATGAAGAAAACTGGTAGTGGATCTGATAAAATGATCAAAAAAGATGATTCATTTAATCCAAAAGAAAGCAATGACAGATATGAAAAAGTACAGAGATCGTTAGAGTGTTTATACGAAGGAGCTTTAATATTAGGTACTGACAAGTTAATCAAGTGGGAGAAAGCAAAGAATATGATGCGCCCTAAAAGTGATTACACTAAAGTTAAGATGAATTACGCTATTGTTGCGCCTAGAATGTATGAGGGAAGAATTGATTCTTTAGTTAACCGTATAACAGGTTTCGCTGATATGATACAGTTGACACATTTAAAAATACAACAAGTATTATCAAGAGTAACTCCAGATGGTGTTTACTTAGATGTAGATGGATTAGCTGAGGTTGACTTAGGTAATGGTACTAACTATAATCCACAAGAAGCTTTAAATATGTTTTTCCAAACAGGTAGTATTGTCGGTAGATCATACACGCAAGATGGCGATGGGAATCCAGGTAAAATGCCTATCCAAGAAATCCAATCAGGAGGAAGTAGTCAAAAGATTCAGGGTTTAATAGGAACTTACAATTACTATCTTCAAATGATAAGAGACGTCACCGGTTTAAATGAAGCTAGTGATGGATCGACTCCAGCAGAAAGATCTTTAGTTGGTGTTCAGAAAATGGCAGCTGCCAATTCTAACACAGCTACTAGACATATATTACAAAGTGGAATGTTTTTAACAGCTGAAATAGCCGAGCAGTTATCTCTTAGGATATCTGATATTATAGAATACTCTCCAACTAAAAAGGCTTTTATAGAATCTATAGGAGCACATAATGTAGCTACACTCGAAGAGATGTCTGAATTACATTTATACGATTTTGGTATATTTTTAGAATTAGAACCAGATGAAGAGGAAAAACAACTATTAGAAAACAATATACAAACAGCTTTAACACAAGGAAGTATACAGTTAGAAGACGCTATTGATTTAAGGGCTATTAAAAATGTTAAACTAGCTAATCAACTATTAAAACTAAGAAGAAAGAAAAAAGGAGAAGAAGATCAAAGGCAACAAATAGAACAAACAAAAGCTCAGGGTGCCGCTCAAGCGGAGGCGTCGGCTGCTGCGGCAGAAGCGGAAATAAAGAAGAACAAATCTATAGCGGAAACACAAAGGGCTTTAGAAGAACTCAAAACTCAGGGTAAGGCACAAATATTACAGCAAGAAGCTGCGATAAAAAAAGATTTAATGGCACAAGAGTTCCAATACAACATGCAATTAAAACAGTTGGAAGCGCAGAGTAAATCAGCCACACAGTTATTAACTGAGAATCGTAAAGACGATAGAACAAAGATGCAAGCGACTCATCAAAGCGAATTGCTTGATCAAAAAGAAAACCAAAAACCATCTAAAAACTTTGAATCATCAGGTAATGATGTATTAGGAGGTTTTGACTTGGGTATTTAAAATTTATTAACTATTATTATATTATATTATGGCAAAAAAGAAGAAAGAAGAACCAATCGTGGATAACGAAACTGGTTCATTAAAAGTAAAAGAAAAAGTAGATAAACAACCTGATACTAGCGAGACTAAAGGTAACGTTACTAAGGTGAAAGAAAAGATGAAAATGCAATCACAAGTTATTGAAGAAACTGTAACTAAGATTGATTTGGATAAACCAGTAGAACCAGAACAAAATGAAGTTAAAGAAAATAACACTAACGACAGCGGAGTGGTTACAGAGCTTAAAAATGCCGACACCTCACAGGAACAAAAAGAAATACAATCGGAAACTGAAACACAAAAAACTCCAACAATAGAAGAAGTTACTGGAGAAACAGAAGTAGAAGGGGCCGCTGTGATAGCTGAAAAAGCTATAAAACAATCAATGGAGACTGGCAAGCCTTTGCCGGAGAACATCGAGAAGCTTGTAAACTTCATGGAAGAAACTGGTGGTGATTTAAATGATTATGTTAAGCTTAATCAAGATTATTCTGAATTAGACAATCAAGATCTATTGTTAGAATACTACAAGCAAACAAAACCTCATTTAAATAATGAAGAAATTAACTTCCTTATGGAAGATACATTCTCTTATGACGAAGATATAGATGACGAAAAAGAGATAAGAAGAAAAAAACTAGCGTTAAAAGAGCAAGTTGCCAACGCTAAAACTCAATTAGAAGAGACTAAATCTAAATACTACGAAGATCTTAAATTAGGTTCTAAGCTCACTAGTGAGCAACAAGAGGCTATTAATTTCTTCAACGAATCAAAGAAGTTAGCGGATTATGAGAAAAACGCTAAGTCTAATTTTTTAAATAAAACCAATAGGTTTTTTGGAGATCAATTCAAAGGTTTTGAATATGAGGTCGGAGATAAAAAGTTTAGATTTAACGTTAATGATGTTAATAAGGTGAAAGATACTCAGAGCGACATTAATAACTTTATAGGAAAGTTTCTTGATAAAGATAGACAAATGGCAGACGAAGCTGGTTATCACAAAGCTTTATACACGGCTTCAAATCCCGATGCGATTGCAAGACATTTTTACGAACAAGGAAAAGCTGATGCTTTAAAGCAGAGTATAACTGAATCTAAAAATGTAAACATGAACCCACGTCAAGAGATGAGCAATAACATTGATACTGGTGGAATTAAAGTAAGAGCATTAGGAGACAACACCGCTGATTTCAAATTTAAAATTAAAAACAAAAATTAACAATTTAAAAATTTAAAATTATGGCTACAGGAAATCTGCAAACCGCAGGAAGTAGTTTAAATAGTGTACCTGCTCCAGGGCAACAAGCACTATCAACAAACTACCTAGATTTCACGGGTACAACTGATACTACGTGGGCACAACAATATTTACCAGATCTTATGGAGAAAGAAGCTGAAGTTTTCGGACCGAGAACTATTTCAGGATTTCTTTCACAAGTAGGAGCTGAAGAAGCGATGCAAGCTGACCAAGTTGTTTGGTCTGAGCAAGGTCGTTTACACTTATCATACTTAGGACACGTACACAGTACAGCTGGTGGTCAAGACTCGTCGTCTCAAATTGATATTACAAAAGATATCGATGGTAACACGGATGTAACGGGTGGTAATCACGGTATTAGAGTTAATGATACTATCATTATTTCTGACCCTACAAACGGTGTTGTAAAAGGACAAGTAGTTACAGTTGCTACAGACAGAATTGATTTTACTGTTTATGGTGCTGCTGCTGTTACTGGAACAACGGCTGGTGATGCAACAACTATATTAGTTTATGGTTCTGAATACATTAAAGGTACAAGTTACTTTGTTGGTGGCTCTACTTCTGCTGCTGCTGGAGCAACTGACACAAGAGGTGCTAACGAACCTAAAATGAAAACTTTCACTAACAAACCAATTATAATGAAAGATTACTACGAGGTATCAGGTTCTGATACAGCTAGAATTGGTTGGGTTGAGGTTGCTTCTGAAGGAGGTCAATCAGGTTACTTATGGTACTTGAAAGCTGAAGCTGATACAAGAGCTAGGTTTACTGATTACTTAGAAATGGCAATGTTAGAAGGTGAACTTGGTGGTGCAGGTAATGATATCACTGAAAGTTCTAATGTTATGTACGATGCTACTGGTAATAACACGGGTACTGAAGGTTTATTCGCTGCTATCGAAGCAAGAGGTAATATGACTGCTGGTATAACTGGTGTTACTGCTGCTACTGATTTAGCAGAGTTTGATAACATTTTAGCGGAATTTGACTCTCAAGGTGCTATTGAAGAAAACATGATGTTTGTAAACAGAGCTACTTCGTTAGCGATGGATGACATGTTAGCTTCTATGAATTCTTACGG